AACTTGGTATTAAAATTGTAACTAAATATCGCAAGGGTTTAAAAAATATAAGAACAGGTGATATTGTACTTGAAGAAAATAAACCAAATTAACCAGCACTACTGGAGGTGAGTATGAAGATAGACCATAAAAAGATTGAAAGATTAGAGACAATAACAATGAAGATAGAGAAGACTAAAGGGTCGAGTCAGTTGCTTGAAGATATAAGATGGCTAATAAAAGAATTAAGAGAATCATGGAACAGAGAGGGATAACCAACATTGCTGGAGGTGATGGGATGAGCACAACATGCACAAGATGCGAGGGAATCGGATTTTTAAATATAGATCAGGTTGACGATGCCACACTGAAACTCTTTGATGAATCTGGGATCTATGGGGTTATTCTGCTTTGGATTGATGAACATGAAAATCATGATGTTTCTGTATGTGACTGTTGCGGAAACGGAGAGGAATGGTATGGCACTCCCGGCGAACACTATAACCATGAAGACCCTCGCGGAGAGTATGGCCCGTATGCTTATAATGGCGGGTTATGTGAATGTAACTAAACAGCACTACTGGAGGTGAGGGGATGAAAGTGACTAATATGAAGAATTGTTATTGTCACACCTGCGCAAAGTCTTTTCATTATTTAGGGATAACCCGTCACAGAGCTATGCACAGAGACAGGAAGGAAGATTGTGAAATAACATATACCAACGGTGATAGATATATACATAGATTTTCTAAATAAGCACTACTGGAGGTGATGGGATGAAGATAGGTGAATTTAGAAGTTTTAAGGACGAATTGCCGGGTGAGCACAAATGGATCATAGTAACCAACAATATAAAGGCCGTGGATGCACACGGCGAAATGTCTCATGTATGGTTGACGGCATTTTTCGCCCGAAGCGAAAGGTTTGGTTTTATAACCTTTGATGCCGCCGACGACTGCAAGATCATAAACTTAACACACTGGAAATATGCATAACCAGCACTACTGGAGGTTGAGAGATGAAGATATTGATATTAAGAATTTTAAGTACGCCAATATTGATACTGAGTAACTGGAAGGCGTTTGCTCTTTTAGTCGGCGCTGTTCGTTTATTGTGGGGCCTTTGTCCATTCTGCAATAGTGATGCTCCAGCTTTATACGATTGTCCGGTTTGTCTTCATTATCACGGGCCATTTCCACCAAGCGAAAAACAAAAGAAGGCATGGAAACAAACTTTTTGGAAGTGGTTATACCGCCCCGAACATTGGAGCAGAAGCATAATTTAAGCACTACTGGAGGTGTGGGATGAAATTAGATAAGAATAAGTCAATTTTTTGTTGGCTACCGTCTCTTATGTCGATTAAATACAAAAAGGGGAAGGCTCTTGTTTTGGCATGGGGGTTTTATACTCTTGTGCTGAAGGATACAGAAATGGAGGCGAGGAGATGACTGAAAGAATAGAACCGAGTGAAAGGAGAGGGAGATGGAAAGTATATATTTTGAAGAATGTAATACAGAAATCGCAAAAAATCAGGATGAATATATGCCATTACCGGCTCATGTTAATAGTGATGGCATTGTTACGTCTTGCTGGAAAATGACATGGACAGAGCGGGTAAGGGTTTTGTTTTCAGGGCGGGTGTTCCTGAGTATAATGACATTCCATCGGCCACTACAGCCACAAAGAATGACTGTGGATAATCCAACAGACACCCCGACCCCATAAAAGGAGAGGGAGATGACAGATCAAGAATTGTTTGAAAAGCTGAAGAGGGAAGGGGAGTGCTGGCATGATCTTGTAAGTATTATTCCCTTTAATTCCAAGGAGCCATATTTCCATAAATGTAGAAAATGCGGGTTTTTGACAGATGATTGTCAAGAAGAGTGCAACCCTCAATTTTTAACTCCTGACGGGTTCTTCTGGCTGTGGGATAGGGTGTGGGAAAAGCGTATGTTTGAAGATTTTATTATGGAGTGTGAAATTTCTGAATTGGATCCTCATATGTCTCCAGAAATGGCAGTCCCAATACTTTTTAAACATATCGTCCACCCAACCCGTTTTACGGAAGCACTTAAACAATATCTGAAAGGAAAGAGGAGATAGAGAATGTTCAGAGACGAAGCAGAAAAACACTGGGAATACGTCAAGTCATTATTGATCGCGGCGGGAATTAATACTGATCTCACTCTCCATAAGCATTTATACGTGGAAGCGATGGTTCATGGATTTAAGCATGCCTGGGACGCTAAAGGGCAAACTGATAAGCTGCGCTAAAAAATACCTTTACTTTTATATAAAAATAAATTATAGTCTGGATGAAACGGTTGGGGTAGCTCCCCGTAATTAATGAATGCCTTTACCATTCATTTCCCCTTCATCCACTCATTATCTGTAAAGGAGATACCATATGAACCAAATAACCAGGACAAATATCCCAAGAAAAGTATCCGGTATTTATCAAATACAATCTAAATTCAACGGTAAGATTTACGTTGGAAGCGCTCTCAATTTACAAACTAGAAAAAGAATTCATTTGAGTGATTTAAAATTGAGAAAACACCATAGTGTTTATTTACAGCGCCATTTCAATAAATATGGGAAAGTAGATTTACAATTTTCCATATTGGAGTTTTGTGAAAAAGAAAGATTAATTGAAAGAGAGCAGTTTTATTTAGATACATTCACACCTGAATTTAATATTTGTAAAATTGCGAATTCGTGTCTTGGAGTTATTCATTCACCGGAAACGCGAGAAAAAATGAGAGCGGCTAATATTGGTAGAAAACATTCAGAAGAAACTAAACGAAAAATTAGAGAAGGAAATATAGGCAAAAAATATTCAAAAGAAACATGTCAAAAAATAAGCAATGTGAATAAAGGTAGAAAACATTCAGAAGAAACTAAACGAAAATTAAGTATTGCCCGTATTGGAAAACTTATAGGAAACAAGAATCCTTTTTTTGGGGAACATCATTCAGAAGAAACTAAACGAAAATTAAGTATTGCTCTTTCTGGTGAAAATCATCCGATGTTTGGAAAACATTTTTCAGAAGCGCATAATAAAAAAATAAGTGAAGCACGTATTGGTAAGTTTACTGGTGAAAATAGTTCAAATTTTGGAAAACATTTTTCGGAAGAACACAAAAGAAAAATAAGTGAAGCGAATATTGGTAAACAGTTTTCAGAAGAAAGTAAACGAAAAATGAGTATTGCGGCAAAAGAAGCATGGAAAAAAAGAAAGGAAAAAATTGATAATGGATGAAGATCAATTTATAGAAAGACGAATAATACTCGGTTGCATTATTTCGGATGATTTTATTCGAGAAATTGCAAAGATATGGAACCCAAAATATATAACGTCATCTGCAGCAAGATTGCTTGCACAATGGTGCTTAGAATTTTATGCAAAATATAATCGCGCTCCACAGCAAGAAATAGAGGGCATCTATGTCCAAAAACTAAAGGAACAGCAAATCAGGAAGGAGCAGGGGGAGGATATAGAAGACATCCTGGACGGGTTAAATTCGGAATATGAAGGTCATAATTTTAATGTGGAGTACCTCCTCGATCAGACAAAAGTCTATTTTCAAGACCGCCGCCTCACTCTTTTTGTAGAGGAAGTGACGGCTTTGAGACAAAGCGGCGACCTCGCCGGGGCGGAAGTACTGGCCACAAGTTACGCGCTTCCGGAACAGGAAGAGCAGTCCTGCATTGATCCATTTGAAAGCGCAGAGCGCATTAAGGTTGTATTCTCCACAAAGACAAAACCGATAATTCAATTTCCGGGAGCACTCGGTGAATTCATAAATGACCAACTTGTCCGGGACGGACTGGTTGGGTTCATGGGGCCGGAGAAAAGAGGGAAATCTTGGATCTTAATGGAAATTGCCATGCAGGGAATCAAGCAAGGCTGCAACGTTGCTTTCTTCCAGGCAGGGGATATGTCAGAGGCGCAGATGATCCGTCGCCTTTGCATTTATCTTTCCAAGAAATCCGATCAAGAACGGTATTGCAGAAAACTGCATTTCCCGGTTTTGGATTGCGTTCACAACCAAAATGACTCCTGCGAAAAGGCGGAACGCCAATGCGCCTTTGGTGTGTTTGACAAAGTACCGGAAGAATTCAACGTTATTAAAAAAGCAGAATTGAAAATTGCATTTAAAGCAAATCCAGATTACGAGCCATGCCATAATTGTAAAAATATACGGGGTGCAATTTGGTTAAAAAAACGGGACGTGGTTCCCCCTTTGACATGGAAAGAAGCATACCGAAAAGTAAGGAAATTCAGATCAAAGCATCATAATAAACTGAGGTTGAGCACATACCCGAATGAAACCCTATCTGTCCATGAAATCAATAGTTTGTTGGCATTATGGGAAAAGCAAGATAATTTCATACCTGATATTATCATAATTGATTATGCAGATATTCTCTTAGCAGATGCCGATTGTCTTAAAATGGATTTGCGGAACCAGCAGAATAAAATCTGGCAACGGCTGCGCCGCCTCAGCCAGGAAAAGCATTGTTTGGTTGTGACGGCGACTCAGGCGGATGCCGCCTCATTCGAATCTAATACGTTAAAAATGCATAATTTCTCGGAAGATAAAAGAAAATATGGACACGTGACTGCGATGTACGGACTCAACCAGACAGATCCGGAAGAAAAGGATTTGCGGATAATGAGGATAAATGAATTGGCAATTCGTGAGGGTGCCGCCAGTGTGATGAATCAGGTGCGGTTGTTGCAATGCTTGGAAATTGGGAGGCCTTTTCTTGGGAGCTACAGATGAAAAATAATTATTTTTTAAAATCATACAGCGTCAAAAGTATAATATAATGAAAGGAGAATAATTTAATGATTTACGAAATATATTATTGTGCTGATCCTGTATTTGATAAATTATTTTCCAAAATTAAGAAGGTTGCAAAAGAAACAAATATGAAAATTGTACGTGTGTATCCAAAGAATGAAAAACCTGGGGCTTCCACAATCATTGAATTACAGCATATAAAAAAGAGCATCCAAATTACATTTTTTTGAATGAGGTTGAATTATGCCAAAAGCAGAAGTCTGGAGAATAGACGGAATCCCCCTGGAGACATCCCCACAAATAATCACAGGGCAATTGTTGGCAACCGTCCCTGATTTAGAATTTCGTTCAATCGAAGCATTACAGCAATTACTAATCGGGCTTTTTGATTTATCCATAGAAATGGCAATCATTGAACGCGCAACAGTAAAAGGAGCAATTCAAGGCGCATTGACAAGACATATTACAGCAACACGAAAACAGCTGCAGTATATTCCAGAAGAACGTGAAAAATTATTGACAGTAGTATTTGATAAGATTTTGCAATGCGAAGGATTAGGACTTTTAGTAGGTTTTGGATTTGTACCACGAGGAAACGCAGAACGTGAATCAGCAGTATCACAAATTTATGAATATCAAAAAGAAAAGGAGAAAATCATGGCTACAAAAAAGACGGATGAAGGAAAAATCAAGAGAAGTGAACTTATCGCGGCGGCGAAGGAAATGAATATAATCCTGGAGCCCGAAATCGAAGTCAATTTGCCATCAAATGAATTGATTGCGTTTCTCGCCAATGCAAAGGAATTATTGGAACCAACGGATACGATTACTCCGGCTACGAAGAAGGTGCTGGCCGGTTTGCCGAAGGTGGAAGAGTTCGCCGCCCTTGTGGAAAAGGAAGCCACAGAAAATGTCCCGCCGGTGGAAAAGGGAATTGCAGAAAAGGGGATTGCCGCTATAGAAAAGGCGCCGACCGTCGCGGACAAGAAAAAGGCGGAGGCATTGAAAAAGAAAGAGATGGCCGCGGCGGCTGCAAAGAAAGTGGAAGCGCCGGATAAGAAGGAACCGACTGGGAAGAACGCAATTAAAAGGCAGGGTATTGGTGTGTTTGTTCGTTCCATTTTAAGCACTCAGGAAGGGAACGCGAAAAGTAATATTGATATTATTACTGAAGTACTTCAAAAATTTCCTACTGCAAATACAAAACCTGCAAATATTGCATGGTATCGAAACGCAATGAAAAAGAAAAATTGAAATAGACAAAAGGGTTTAAAAATGTATACAATTGGAAGTTGTTTTTCTGGAATAGGTGGTTTTGAACTTGGCCTCGAAATGGCTGGGTTTAAAACTGCCTGGCAAATAGAAAGAGATCCTTTTTGTCTTCAAGTGTTACAAAAACATTGGCCAGAGGTACCAAAATTTAAGGATATTTATGATGTCAAAATTGACAAACTCGAAAATGTCGGGATTATTACCGGAGGATATCCTTGCCAACCTTTCAGTCTTGCCGGGAAACGAAAAGGCGAAGAAGATGACCGTCACCTCTGGCCAAAGATGTTTGAAATTATCCAGGCTAAACAGCCGAATTGGATTATTTGCGAAAATGTTTATGGTCATGTCTCAATGGGGCTCGACGAAGTGCTTACTGACTTGGAAAATGAAGCGTACGCCTGCCAAACGTTTATTGTTCCAGCTTGTGCCAAAAACGCTCCACACAGAAGAGATCGGTTGTGGATTTGCGCTCACTCCATCAACGGTTCAGATAGAACCATCGGAGGACAGGTTTCAAAAAAGAACGGAATACAGGGAATCAATCGGGAGAAAGTGGGTTCCGGGTTGTCTTCAAGAACAGATAGCGATGCTCCCGACACCGCAGGCAGTAGTAATCGACCTGAAAGACGGATATGTGAGGGATCACAGTATAGCGAGTCTTCAAGAATCCCTGTGTGGGATGAACCGTGGCTTGAAGTTGCAGCCCGCCTTTGTCGAGTGGATGATGGGGTACCCAATAGGGTGGACCGCCTTAAATCCCTCGGAAATGCCATAGTGCCACAAATCGCATATGAGATTGGAATGGCGATTATTGCAACTGAAAATGAATGGGAAACCAAAAAGGAGTCCGCAAATGAAAAAAGCTGAATTAATAAAAGCATTGGAAGCCGTCCGCCCGGGTTTGGCAAATAGAGAATTGATAGAACAATCAACTTCCTTTGCCTTCATGAAAGACAGGGTTGTCACCTACAATGATGAAATCAGTATCTCTTATCCAATACAAGATCTCGGCCTCGCCGGCGCCATAAAGGCGGAAGAGCTGTACGCTTTCCTGTCCAAAGCCAAGACGGAAGATATTGAGGTTGAAATCACCGACGCCGAAATCCGCTTAAAAGCGGGCAGGGCAAAGGCGGGTTTCACTCTTCAAGCAGAAATCACATTGCCCCTTGATGAAATAGGCGATATCACGAAATGGAAACCAGTACCGGACGGACTACTTGATGCAATCAAATTTGTATCCTTTGGCTGTTCAACAGATATGAGCCGCCCGGTGCTAACCTGCGTTCATGTAACCAAATCCGGGAATATTGAAGGAGGCAGCAATACGCGCTTGACACGCTATCAGACGAACCCCCTTCCAGAACATATCCCGACTTTCCTGCTCCCGGCCACCAGCGCAAAAGAGCTTGTCAAATATGCTGCAACGGAAATGGCATGGGGAAAAGGCTGGATACATTTCAAGACAAAGGAAGGGTGCGTGTTTTCCTGCCGGGTGATTGAAGAGTTGTTTCCCGATATCTCCGGCATATTAAAAGTGGAGGGAACGGAATTCCAGTTTCCGAAAACAATTGATGAGATTCTGGATAGGGCCGCTATTTTCGCCATTAAGAACGATCCGAATGACGGGGACATAACAGTATCCCTTGAAAAGAACAAAATCACATTGACTTCCAAGAACGTAGCCGGGTGGGTAGAGGAGTCTGCAAATATCCGATATAAGGAAGAGAATGTTTCCTTTTCTATCAATCCAATCTTCTTGAAAGAAATAGTACCGAAAATGTTACAATGCGTTTTGGGAAAAGCCAGCATGCTATTTGAGGGCGATGGATGGGAGCATGTCGTTGCACTCAAGCAGGTGGTGTAAATTATGGAAATGGAATACGAAACATTTATTAAATCTAAAGAGCATTCTGTTTCAATGAATGGCTTTGAACCGGTATGGATGCCTGATTTTCTGTTCGATTTTCAAAAAGAATTAACATCGTGGGCAATTAAGAAAGGGAGGGGGGCGCTGTTTGAAGATTGTGGACTTGGCAAAACGCCACAGCAATTAGTTTGGGCTGAAAATATTGTGAGAAAAACGAATAAAAATGTTCTCATAATAACACCCCTTGCCGTATCCCATCAAACGGTTAAAGAAGGCGTGAAGTTTGGAATTGAATGTAAACGATCTGATAATGGAAAAGTGAATCCTGGAATAACAGTAACAAATTATGAACGACTGCACTTGTTTAATTCCAATGATTTTGTCGGAGCAGTTTGCGACGAATCCAGTATATTGAAAAATTTTAATGGCGCTCGGAAATTAGTAATAACTGAATTTATGAAAAAATTACAATATCGGTTATTGTGCACAGCAACCGCCGCTCCTAATGATTATATTGAACTTGGAACTTCCGCCGAAGCATTAGGGGAAATGGGATTTATGGATATGTTAGGAAAGTTTTTTAAAAATACACAAAACACATGCGATACGAAACGACATTGGTCATCGCATGGCGGGGGGAATCCAAAGTGGGTTTTTCGGCCACATGCGGAAATCCCGTTTTGGAAATGGATTTGTTCTTGGTCAAAAGCAATTCGACAACCATCTGATATTGGTTTTGAAAATGACAAATTTAGTTTGCCTCCATTATTAGAAAAACAAACAATAGTCGAAAATACGCGTCCCTTTGATGGTGAACTTTTAGTCCGCCCGGTTATTGGATTAAAAGAGCAAAGGCAGGAATTGAGAATGACATTGACAGAACGGTGTGAAAAAGTTGCTGAGTTAGTTTCCGGAAATGATACCGCTGTTGTGTGGTGTAATCTTAATGACGAGGGCGATTTTTTAGAAAAAATAATAGATGGGGGTGTCCAGGTCGCCGGAAAACATACTGACAAAGATAAAGAAGAAAAATTAGCGGCATTTTCTGAGGGGAATATCCGTGTATTGATTACGAAACCGAAAATAGCGGGGTTTGGTTTGAATTGGCAACATTGTGCACATTTGACATTTTTCCCTTCGCATTCGTTTGAACAATACTATCAATGTATGAGGAGGTGCTGGCGATTTGGTCAAAAGAATCCAGTTACAGTTGATATTGTTACCACAGATGGAGAAATTTCTGTTTTAAAAAATATGCAAAGAAAATCCGAAGCAGCTGATAAAATGTTTTCAGAACTTATTAAGTACATGAATGCATCAATCGCGATAAATACAGATCATAATTTTAACCAGAAAGTTGAGGTTCCGTCATGGATGTAGCACAGCAAGAAATTAAAGAAAATTATGCAATATATTCGGGAGACTGTCTTGAAGTAATGCCCGCATACAATAAAAACAGCATACACCTTTCTGTATATTCCCCTCCGTTTGGCGGATTATACCATTATTCATCCTCTGAACGTGATCTATCCAATTGCAAAGATTATTCTGAATTTTTTGAACATTATGAATTTATTGTAAAAGAAATATTCAGATTGACATTACCGGGAAGGATGACGGCGGTTCATTGCATGGATGTTCCCTCCGGAAATTCGGGACATGATAATCTTGTAGATTTTCCTGGAGACATTATTCGATTACATGATAAAATAGGTTTTAATTATATTGCGCGATATCATGTTTGGAAAGAACCGCTTGGCGTTCGTAATAGAACAATGGCTAAAAATTTAGCACACAAAACAGTTGTGGATGATTCTGCTTTTTGCAGTGTTGCATCTGCCGATTATTTACTCGTGTTTCGGAAAAAAGGAAAAAACACAATACCAATTTCCCATAAACATGGATTAAGTGAATATTTTGGAGAACGGCAAATCCCGCGTGAATTATTCAAATACAAAAATTACAAAGGAAAACAAACTGAAAATAGATATTCTCATTGGATATGGAGGCAATATGCGTCTGCCTTTTGGGATGACGTACGCATTGGAAACGTGCTACCTTTCAAAGAATCAAAAGAAAAAGATGACGAGAAACATGTCCATCCTTTACAATTGGATGTAATTGAAAGGTGTATTCAATTATGGTCAAATCCAGGTGAAACAATTTTAACTCCATTTATGGGAGTTGGATCAGAGGTGTATTGCGCTGTGAAATCTGGAAGGAAGGGAATCGGAATTGAGCTAAAACCATCATATTTTAAACAGGCACAAAAAAATATTAATGGTATAGAATACGAAGTGGCCCCCGGATCCCTGTTTGATTAAAAAAGGATAAATAATGTCAGGTTTTTTCACACTCAAAGAAACAGAATCTGCGAAAGTCGTCGGCCGATCCCAGACCTGCGCATCCTGCGGTTTATATTGCCACGCGCAACATCCAAAAATGGAACCATCCGGGAACTTCCAAAAGGAGATTTTGATCGTCACTTCCGCCCCAAACGTCACAGACGATCGGACAGGCCAATATTGGAGTAGTGGTACCGGCCAATTCCTCAAAAAAACCATAGCTGAGTGGGGGTTTTCGCTTCAGGAATCAATTTTAACCACCGGAGCCGTACTATGTACCCCCTTAACGGAAAAAGGGGCTTACAGAACGCCAAACAGCCATGAAATTGCCTGTTGCAGATCCAAACTTCAGACGATAATCAAGCAACGAAAACCGAAGGTGATTATCCTCCTCGGCGAAGCCGCTTTGGAAAGTGTTATTGGAAACGAATGGAAAAATAATCTCGGCGGAATAAATAAGTGGAGAGGCTGGACAATCCCCGACCAGA